CTATTATATCGTGAGGGGAATAAATATTCCCAGTTCCATACATTGGATCACCTTGATTGAGATAACCTGATTGTATAATCACAGGCTTACTCATAAAATACTTGATCCCTTGACCAACAATATATTCTGATTCCTTGTTAAAGGACTCATCAACTTGTGATGGCACTTCTACAGTCTTTACTATAGCGTCATTAATAAATTGTGTCGTGGAATTTTGCTCACTGTTCCCCATTGTTTCACCTGATGGGGGCAGGTTTAATAAATTTTCATTTTCGGGAGGTCAATGAAATTCATGCGGGCGTCAACCTATTACGCTTCGCACTATACACACCTGGATATTGGCAGGGCTGCTGCCGACCCATCCTGGTAGTAGGGCTAAATAGCCCAGGTCGTTGCTGGAGAAGCAAGTGGTCAGTTTTACGTGTAATTCATTCTGATCACTAGATCTATCTCCAGCCTGTGTCATTTTGAGAAGATTGACGACTTCTGTGGATTACCACAATTTGGTAAGTTTTAAGTCTTTCCAGGACGGACCCTATTTAAAGGGATACTCTTTCGGAGAGTACGATTCTCCTTAACCTCTTAATTGGGTAGTTATCCCAATCAAAGTCATCGCAATGACGTAACGCTTTATACATCAAGGCTATATATTTGTCATAAACTTCATCTTCGTGAAGTGCAAGTTCGTGACAAAATTCTAGCACGTTCGTGTGGAAAATACCTAAACTATTTACACCTTTCTTTGTCCAGCAAGGAATAGAAATAATGGACTTAAGATCTAAAGATCCTATCCACTTACCTACAAGAGGCTCAAATCTAAAAGTTCTTTTTAAAAAACTAATATTTCTAAGATTCCTCAATATTGGTGCGTTTGCATCACCTACTCTCTTGTCTTCTCTGGTGTAACTCAAACCTAGTTCTGACATAAAAGTTCCGATGGTATTTTCGTTAAATACCTCTCGGTATCTCTCATGAACAGAACATATATTGTCATCACCTAAGACAAACAACTGGCAGTAGTTTCTAAATTCAGAAGCTTTACCTGTAGCTCTATGAAAACAGTATCTATATGCAATGATATTATACAAACAATTTATAATTGTAGTTAAGGGATTTCCAGAAGGAAGACTCCCACACCACTCATAAATCGAATCATAAGCCACATGGCGTGAATTAACAACTTCATACCATAGAATTTTCCTTATACGGGAATCTTCCGTGTCTGAGTCACCATACCAGCTTTCAATAATCTCATAAATTTTCCAATGTATATAAGCGAGCTCAGTAGCATCAAATCCAGAGAAATCTCCAGCGATCATAGCTTCTGTATCACCGAACCTCAGCATCCTTTTTGACATATCATGCCAATCAGCTGAGTATACATTGATTCCTAAAGCAGTCTCATTGTCTAACTTGTTTCCCATAAAACACTTGATAAAATTACCAAAGTATATTCTAACCAAACTAAAGTAAATAAGATTGCAGCCATTAAATTGGCGTGCCTTACCTTCTTTAACTTTTTCAGCAGGGAGAGTTTCATCCTTGAGATTGTCGGTGTAAATCCAAACTAAACGTCTGCCTTTCCGCATTTTCTCAATAGAATCATCAACCATTTCAAGTAGAACATCATAAGCAGGATTTTCAATTCCTCTATGACAGTCTTCACCAAATAACTCCTTTTTGAGATTTTTGTACTGATTGTACTTGAGTGGGTATCCAATACTAGAAGTTGACTTCATAGAATTCCAGTTAGAGTCTTCACTATCTCCCCATAATGCCTCGTGCAAAGGTATAGTAACCTTTTCATAAGGGTCATATGGGAGATTAAGTATAAGCTCTTTTGCACTTTCAAAAGCGGCATCAAAGCTTTCACACTCAAAATTCATCCTGGAAACGCCATACTTCCTCAAAGCAATTTCATAGGGATCAAAACGCTCGTTTCGGCGTAAATTAGCAATAGCCGTTGGAGGTTTAAAACCATATGGATTGTTTTGAATATGAACAGGGGATCTTCGTATAGATGAATAGCCCTCAGGAAAATGACTTCCATCTTTCGCTTGACCATAACAGTAAAATCTGTCATTCAAGTGATCAGGAAACATTTGAGACTCAGCAAAAACTTCATCCAGAATTTCATCATGTATAACACTAAATTGTGAAGTAACATCCATAATAACATCTCTAGAAATTAATCCAGCATAAGCCTTGCACTGCACAGGAATACCAGCAATGTGGATGCCCAATATAACATGTTTGTTATTTTGAATTTGACAAACTATGGGTAATCCACAATCGCCAGCTTTAGTATCAGCATCATAACAAATAGAATCGACAACTAAGTAGTCTACCATTTCATGACGAACCATAAGCTCTTGCTTGTATAAAGATGCTCTAGTGTTTGACATGAATTTTCTATCAGGATCAAAATAACATACTTCAAACCTACTAGCAAGCTTTCTAATGTCTGTATCTGAAGGAAAATCAGATCTGATATCTCTACATGGATTCATGCCAGGGACCTTTATAATAATAAGATCGTGTTCCAGCAATCTTTCATCAAGAACCAAGAGATCCTGATTTTCAACTAGTGAAATGGGGTGTTGATAAAATCTGTGCTCTCCCTTATAAAAGAAGATTGTAAGATTTCTCTCTCCTTTTTCACAGCGGTCTTGCCAATTCATAATGTAATGAGATGGTAGTAAAACCAAATCATTAAATAAATGAATTCCAAAGCCCTGATGAATTTCAGTATCACCATTAAATAGCATAATTTTCAAAAGATTTCTGCGAGTAAGCGACACTGCTTTGTCAATCGTGCCACTAGTGACCTGCGCCTTTGCAGTGGTTTTGGTCTTAGCAAGAAACCTGTTTTTTGATAACTTCTTTGCTTCACTACGCTTTGCAGTAGAATCACCAGTATAACCAAACAACTGCGATATAATACCATCAGCTTTTTGGTCGTCCCAGCCAAACCACTTTAAAATGTAGTTTTTAGCAATGGGTATAGTTACCAAAAGTAAAGATACCATCACAATGGTCTTAGAGTTTGTAACAACAAACTCTTTAACACTAGTAAATTGTTCAAAATATGGTTTCACTGTGAATTTCCAATATTTCTCGCACAATGGCATTTCCTTATTAAAGAACACTGCTTGTGGAATAGGTAAAATCACATGTGAAAGATCAATAGGAGCAACACCAGTATCCATAAAAGCCAAAAATGATGAACAACTGTACACCACGCTATAAATAGCTAACTCTACAGACGAGAGTTTCATTACAGAATCCTGACAAGGATGATTTTTCAGAAACGCAACGACTCTGCTATTAACATATTTTTGATTAACAAATTCCCACAATAGGTCCTTGTCACCAACTTCAACACCATTACAAACCAATTGGTCCATTATGGAGAAGCATTTAGCTTTGAATTCCTTTTCCCGCCGGGCGGATCCAAAGGTATCAATTGCCGATTCTACAGCAGCTTTAGCTGAACCGAAAAACTCTGAGATTTGATCTCTAATATCAGTTACTTCAGGAAAACCTCCAGGAATTCCCATTTGAGCTTCAACATTTTGAAATATCTGGCCTGTTTCATACAATTCAAACCACTTTGATACAAATAAATGGCATTCTGATTCTGTGCTCAACTCATTAATGAGTAGATCACTTTTCTCGTAATATTCAGTACCAGTTAAACTGTTACATAACTTCACAGCCTCGTAATGAACATTTCGAGTAGGATATCCAACGCTATGGGTAAGAGGAATATTGTGATAAACACAAAATGGAGAGATTAAATAAGTTACACCATACATGTCCGTATAAGGAACAATGGTATTAAATATATTGCTAAGTCCTGAATAACACCATGTTTTAAGGTGTGTATACAAGAAATCATCAATAGTACTAAATGCTCTCATTTTCTTCCAATCATATAAGGGCATCATCGCGTGTAGAACGGATGCTGATCCTCCATGAAGTAGTAAGTTATAAATTTCATACACCGTAACATTAGGGTCCTTAGTCACATTCTTCGAACCAAACTCATCAGTGTTGCTAAGATCAAGAGATGATATAAAAGCAGCACGGTCAGTTTTAAAAAGGTGAATTCTTTCTTTAACTCGAGAAGGTAAATCTTCACACCCATGCATAGAGATAGCAGTATGGAAATTGGCAACAGATCCCTGAGAAACAGGAGTCATTTCAAGATCATAATCAACATCTGGAACGACACCTTCTAGAAAATCTTCAGAGGGTTTCGTAGTGCAAGTTCTGTTCATAACATCTCCAAAATGTTCAGTATGGTATTCCTTACGAGCGATTTTGGTTTGATAACATTCCCAAATTCGTTCAAAAAAAGTTTCCCACTTCATCTGTAAATTCTTTGGTGTTTTGAACTTTCCGGTTTTTGTGTCCAAGACTCTCATACAATAAAGAGCCATACTTGGGTCAAACTGCGCAATACCATCAACTTTTGGCATTTTCGAAAAATCAAAGGAGCCATCCTTTGCTGCATACTTTGCTCTCGGTTTGACTTCAATATTAAAATCGATACGTCTAAAGAAAGCAGCTGGAAAATTAATATTAATATTTTGAAAATCCGGCTTGTTTGTTGTAGCTATGACAAAAGGAGAGTTGAAGTAGGTATTTGCCTTGTTTTCGACTGAAGCCATCCTGAGATGGTATTCGAAAGCATTAACAGCACGTATAAGAGCCATCCATTCATTATCTAAATTTCCTGGGGCATCTTTACACTGACCTAAATCATCAAAGACTACTGCAATTTCAGTTCCTTTGTATCCATCCCAAAAGACAAGTTCATGACAACGTGAAAAGAAATACTTCTTTATAAACACGTTAATTTCTTCATTTGTAAGATGAGGAAATATTTGTTTGACTAAACATCTAATAAGATATTGAACAACAGTACTCTTAGCTGTTCCAGGTAATCCATAAAATAGGATAAACACTGGTTCCAACTTAAAAGCATCATTGAACAATGCAAAGGATTCAAACTCAACAATGAGTTTCTTGAGATATCTCCAATGTTCAGTAAGAACAATGGTAACATTTGCAGTGTCTTGTCGACGTGGCACTGTTTTTAAGAGTGCAACACATCTATGTTCGAGAGCGATAACCTCATTGAGGGTACCAGTATCGAAAGCGAGGCGTCCTCCTCGTTTTCTCTGAATTAGAATATCAATATCCAAGAAAAACTCTTCTAAAAGAGGATTTCCATCAGATGAAAACTTTGCGGCATAATTGCCAAATTTCGTTCCAAATGCTAAAGTTTGCATTTTGTCAAAGAAATTGAGAACATTTGCTACCATACTTGGAAGTGAACCTTTAAATCTTAAGAGATCAGTAATAGAACTCATTAATGATTTTTTGGCCACTCCAGTGATGGACTGCATGGCAAATGCACCAATGCAGAAAGTAGATAAAGTATCCACTATTTCTGAAAAGGTGAATTCACCAAACATTTGAGCGACTGGAGCTTCATCACCTGACTTATTAGCCATAAACCACTTAACAAGTAGTCCCATGACGTCAAAATCAAATAATTTTCTGAACCAATCAGGTAAGGTTTCGAAAGAAATGTTTAAAACATATTTCAAACCAAGAACTGTGGCTCCTAATTTT